GGACAACATCGTCAAGCTACGGGCGATACCGCACACCTGCACTGAACAGGAACTCTTGATCCACTGCGTGGCCGCCAAGAAGATCATCGACATCTACCGCTCGACCTCGCACCCCGTGGTCAGCTTCTGGGACATGTGCGGCAGGTTGCTGGAGAAATCGCTTTACGGCGGCGAAGAGGTGGTGTATAAATGTATCACCTTCAAAAAGGAGGAGATCGTATTGCCTTCGGGCATGTCGGTGCTCTATCCGAACCTACGCAAAGATAAAGAGAATAATTGGGTGTACGGCAACGAGGGCGAGAAGCCCACCAAGCTGTACGCTGGGAAGATAACGAACAACATCGTGCAGGGAACTGCGCGAGTAGTGATGACAGACGGCATGCTACGGGTGGCGAAAAAGTACCCCGTGGTAGGCACAGTGCATGATGAATTGCTCTGTGTCGTGCCTGACGCTGAGGTCGAGGACGCCACCAAGTGGGTGTGGGAACAGATGGTCAAGGAGCCGTCGTACCTGCCCGGCATCCCGCTGAACTCAGAAGTCGGTGCACACCGTCGCTATGGTTTGGCCAAAAATTAACTGTAAGGAGAAAGCAAATGAAAGTACGCGTCATACGAAAGCCGCAGTTCACATCGTTGCACCATGTGCAGATCAAGCGCTGGTGGTGGCCGTTCTGGGTGACGGTTGCATACGACGATCTGTGCCGCTGCAAATCAATCGCAGCAGATTTGATAAACCACAAACGTGCCTACGAAGTACACATGCAAGGAGAAAGCAAATGAAAGAACTGGCACTGCCCAAGAAGATCAAGGTCGGCGAGAACTGGTACAGCGTTGACATCGCGGAGACCATGAAGGAGCGCTTCTACATGGGCGAGGTTCACTACGGCAAGCGCACCATCACGCTGGCGCGTAAGTCCTACCACGGCGTACCGCTCAAGCTGTCGGCTCTGCACGAGACCTTCTGGCATGAGCTGACCCACGCCATCCTTGAGAACATGGGCCGCACCGACCTGAACAACGACGAGAACTTCGTCGAGGAGTTCAGCGCCCGGCTGGCCAAGGCCATTCAATCCGCGAGGTTTTGATATGGTTGAAGAATTTTTTGACGACGGCAAAGAGCCAACGCCGCAAGAGAAAGCCATGATGCAAGCGCTTATGGGTGGTGGCTGGCTCAAGTTTTCACACACAGCGGACGGCAAGGTTGACATTGATGTCATCCCAATAAGCGACATCTATCTCGACCTCCCGAAGGAAAGCCAATGACAGTCAAGTGGTCCCACTCCGCCCTCAAGGATTACGAGGGCTGCCCTCGCCGGTATCACGAGGTGAAGGTGCTCAAGAACTACCCGTTCACGGACACCCAAGCCACGCTGTACGGCAAGGAGCTGCACACTGCGGCCGAGCACTACATCGAGAAAGACACGCCACTTCCTCCGCAGTTCGAGTTCCTCAAGGAGACGCTCGACGCCCTCAAGGCCAAGCCCGGGCGCAAGCTGTGTGAGCACGAGATGGGTATCCGCGCTGACCTGAGCCCCTGCGGGTTCATGGATAAGGACGTGTGGTGCCGGGGTATCGCTGACTTGCTGATCGTCGACGATGACAACTTGACAGCTTACGTGGTCGACTATAAAAGTGGCAGCAACAAGTACCCGGACAGGGAGCAGCTCAAGCTGATGGCGCTGATGGTGTTCGCGCACTTTCCGCACATCCGCAAGGTGCTGGGCGGGCTTCTGTTCGTGGTCAAGAACGACTTGGTTAAAGCCAGCTTCCTGCGTGGCGAGGCCGAGGAGTACTGGTGGGATTACCGGGAACGTGTCGCCCGCATTGAACAGGCACATGACACCGGCGTGTGGAACCCAAAGCCCACGCCACTATGCGGCTGGTGCGTCGTCAAGACGTGCGAGTACAACAAGAAAAGGGATTGATATGGATGTTATTTTTGTTGTGTTGGTTGCAGTCTGGGCGCTGCTGCCACTGTTTGACTGATGTTGGTGGGACGACCCCGACCGTTTTTAAGGAAATACCATGACACAGACCAACGGCAAGAGAGACTACAAGCATGCTTACAAGCTGCAAAAGCAATCCGGCGAAACCAAAGATCAGATCGAGCGCCAGCGAGCGCGTCGTGAGTACGACAAGAAGGGTGTGGATCGAGCAGGCAAACACATCGACCACATCAAGCCCTTGCGTGCAGGCGGCAAGTCAACACCGGGCAACACCCGCCTCAGAAGCCCCAAGGCAAACATGAGCGACAAATAAAACTACGGAGAAAGCAATGGACAAGGTTTACATTATTCGTTGGCGCTTTTATGACAACTCCCAGAGCGGCATCCTGCCGTACGCCTACGCGGACAGGGACGAGGCGGTGCGAACATTTGAAATGCTCCGAGAACACGGTAGCCGCGAGTACGAGCTTGACGAGCTGGCAGTTCTGAGGAGCAACTGATGGAAATCATTGACGACAAAGCCGTCGTCTTCAGGACTCGCAACCCCGAGAAGTACAAGATCATCCCCAAGCACAAGATCATCGAGCGCGATGATGGCGGCTACGACGTTGCCGTGTACTGGGGCCTTGACGAGGCGCGTGTCCTGAAGAATCTGGGCGTCAAAGACATCCAGTCCCCGATCACCCGGCGCTACAAGTGGCCCGGGCGGTTCAAGCCGATGCAGCACCAAGTCGAGACGGCATCGTTCCTGACCATGCACAAGCGTGCGTTCTGCTTCAACGATCCCGGCACGGGCAAGACGCTGGCCTCCCTGTGGGCAGCAGACTATCTGATGACGCTGGGCTTCGTGCGGCGTGTGCTGATCCTGTGCCCACTGTCGATCATGCACTCGGCGTGGCTCAGCGATCTGAACAACTCCATCATCCACCGCTCGGCTATCGTGGCGCACCACCCCAAGGCAGCGCGGCGCATCGAGATGATCCAGCAGGACTACGAGTTCGTGATCTGCAACTACGACGGGTTGAACCTGATCGCCGAGGAGATCAAGAACGATGGGCGCTTCGATCTGGTGATTGTCGACGAGGCCAACGCCTACAAGACGGTGACCACCAAGCGTTGGAAAACGCTCAAGTCGATCCTCACACCCAGCACCCACCTGTGGATGATGACGGGTACACCTGCATCGCAGTCCCCTGCCGATGCGTACGGGCTAGCTAAGCTGGTCAACCCCGAGGGTGTGCCTGCCTTCTTCACAGGCTGGCGTGATGCGGTGATGAACAAGATCACCATGTACAAGTGGGCACCGAGGGCTGACGCCAAGGAGCGGGTGTTCAACGCCCTGCAACCGGCCATCCGGTTCTCAAAGGATCAGTGTCTGGACCTGCCGCCAGTCATGACGCTCACCCGCGAGGTTCCGCTGACACCCCAGCAGATCAAGTACTACAACCTGCTCAAGGAGCAGATGCTGGTGCAGGCCGCAGGGGAAGTCATCACGGCGGTCAACGCCGCTGCCAGCCTGTCGAAGCTGCTGCAAATCAGCGCTGGGGCTGCGCTCACGGACACCAAGGAGGTGGTGGAGTTCGACGCTGCGCCACGGCTGGGCGTGCTGGAGGAGATTCTGGAGGAGACGAGCCGCAAGGTCATCATCTTCGCCCTGTTCCGCGCCAGCATCGACACCATCCAGAACCACCTGACAAGTCGGGGAATCACCAACGAGTGCATCCACGGCGGCATCACCGCCAACAAGCGGGCCGACATTATCCACAGGTTCCAAACAGACCCGAACCCTCGGGTGCTGGTGATGCAGCCCGCAGCTACCGCCCACGGTATTACCCTGACGGCAGCCGACACCGTGGTGTTCTACGGCCCCCTGATGAGCGTCGAGCAGTACATCCAGTGTATTGCCCGGGCTGACCGCAAGGGCCAGACCTCCGACAAGGTGACAGTTATCCACATCCAAGGCTCCCCTGTGGAGAAGAAGATGTTCAAGGCGCTCAGTGCAAAAGTTAGCGACAGCACACTTCTGACTGAGATGTTCGCGCTCGAAATAAATTCTTGAGAAGGGGGTTGCACTGCCACAAAAACCATGTAAACTGTCCAACGCTTGACAAAAAACCACTAGGAGAAAGCAATGACTGAAGACCTCGAAGAGGCGGAGGTAGCGCCCGCCACAGAAGCGATCCCGCTCGACAAGCTGGTCGCCATCCACGCCAAGATCAAAGCGAAGCAAGCGCAGCTCGACAAACAGATCGCCGATCTGGAAGAGCAGCGCGAGGAGATTCGCCTTGCCATCAAAGACCAGATGAAGGCCCTCGGCCTGACATCGGTCAGAACTTCCGCCGGAACCGTGTCGTTGACCAAGACGACGCGCTACAACACCGCCGACTGGGACTCGTTCAAGCAGTTCGTGCTTGAGCACCAGATGGTGGACCTGTTGGAAAAGCGCATCGCCCAGACCAACATGGCGCAGTTCTTGGAAGAGAACCCGGGCGTTGTCCCCCCGGGCCTTAACGCCGTAACAGGCTTCGACATTCGTGTAACCCCGCTTCGAAAGTAACGCAATCATGAGTAACATCACGCTCTTCAATTCGTCCAACGTCCCCGCATTTGCCCGTAACAACGAGCTGTCTGAAACCGCCAAGGCCCTGACGGGTGGCGGTGCTGGCGCAGGCACCAAGCGCATCTCCATCAAAGGCGGCGTGTTCCGTCTGGTGTCAGGTGGCAAGGAGATCGCCAGCATCGAGGACCGTCATCTGGATGTGGTCATCGTCCGCGCTGCCCCCAAGGTCAGCCGCATCTTCTACGCCGGTGCATACGACGCCGACAAGATCGTGCGCCCTGAGTGCTGGAGCAACGACGGCGAGAAGCCCGATGCCAGCATCGAGGCTCCGCAACACAAGACCTGCATGGGTTGCCCTCAGAACGAGGCTGGCTCCGGCATGGGTAACTCCCGCGCCTGCCGCTTCCAGCAGCGCCTTGCTGTCGTGCTGGCCAACAACCCCGATGGCGACGTGCTGCAACTGACGCTGCCCGCTACGAGCATCTTCGGCAAGGAGGACGGTGACAAGCGCCCCCTGCAAGCCTACGCCCGCTTCTTGGCTGCACAGAATCCGCCGGTCAACCCCGAGCAGATCGTCACCCGCATGAAGTTCGACACCAAGGCTGAGTCCCCCAAGCTGTTCTTCCAGCCTGTGCGCTGGCTGACGGACGACGAGTACCCGACCATCGTGTCGCAGGGCGACTCGGAAGATGCCAAGAAGGCAGTGACCCTGACCGTGGCGCAAGCCGATGGCGTCAAGGCTGCTCCCATGTCGATCCCCGGTGCTGCGCCCAAGGCCGCTGCTGCCAAACCTGCACCTGCCCCGGCAGTTGAGGACGATGAGGAGGAAGCCCCGGCACCCAAGGCCAAGGCCCCCAAGACCAAGCCTGTCGCTGACGCGGACGACGAGCCGGAAGTGCGCAAGGAAGCCCCCAAGGCTACCGCCGTGCCCGCCAAGAAGTCCAAGCTGGCTGACATCGTGAGTGACTGGGACGACGAGTAAAGAGATCGGGGCGGCACTGGGAAGCTGCTAGACGCTGTGGGACGTGTTCCCTCTGTAAGTGCCCTTTAAGTCGCCCCACCTACCACCATGCCATACTCACAAGACATCATCAACAAGGTGGCTGACACCCCCAAGTCGCTGGGCAACCAGCTCGGGCG